CCGGCTCCAGAAGCATAGAGATACTCAGAGAATTTCTCTTTAATGCTTTCTTCTAGCACATCAATCTTAGCTTTCATAAGCTTGAAGATCTGTGCTGCGCCTTGGTTTTCGTCTTCTTCTTGATCACTAATTACAACAGAACCAGCGACTCTGGCCCAGTTATAAGTAACAGTGTCAAACTCGGAAGTCTGAGCAACTGGTTGTTCGTCATAGTATTCAAAAGAAGCGATGTTAGGGTTACGTCCCAAAGTTAATGGGTTCGTAATTTCGTGACCACCGTCTTCAAATTCAACACGGTTGTTAGCAAAAGCCCAAGCCATAAGAGCATTAGACTTAATAGAAGCAAGGATTAGCTTCTTGCGTGAACGAGTTAGTGTTGATTCGAGAACTGTGGCAATAGGTGTACTTGCCATGTTATATTCTCCTAATTAATTCCAGCGTCCGACATAGCTTGTCTTATTATGTCGTCCGTACTTGTATTTGCGTCTGCTACCTGTGCGGTATCTGTAACTCTATTAGGAATTACATTACCATCAGGAACAGCTTGTTGCGTATTAACGCTAGCCTGTTGCGATGATTGCTCACTTTGCAACTGTTCTAGGGATTTCGTCCAATCTAAATTACGTTCCATGTAGTAAGATCGGAGTTTAAAATACGCAGCTTCTGGACTTAAGTTAGGTTCTTGATCTAAAAGCCGGGCAAGAGAGTCTTCGTGTACTGCTGAATCGGGGTATTGACTGTTAAAGTTGTCATAAATTTCTTGCGCACGATCATTAGCAGCTTCATTTTCTTCTCTCTCGTATTGTTCGGCTACTAATGGTTGTATTGCTGAATCTACCATTTGCTTAACAGCATTAAGATTCATGTTACCATTTTGGCCTATAGCATCTACATTATGACCAGAAGCTTGCGCTTGTGTCAACATGTATTCAATTGTTTCTACTGGATTATTCTTGTACGCAGCTATGATTTGTGCGCCAGTTGTAACTTCTTCTGGCGATAAGTCATACTGCGAACCAACTGAACCAGCATTGTTAATTGCTTCTAGTTGCGCTTGGAGGGTTTCGACATCTCTTGTAAGTCCTTCTGCACGTTGTTTTTCTCTTTGTGCAGTTTCATAGAATCGTCTTTCTTTTCCTCCAGTTGCGATGACGTTTCCTTGTGCATCAACGAGGTCTTGGGGACTACTAACTTTTCCTTGTTGCTCTGTATCAGAGCTTCCCTCAACACCTTGTTCACTACTGGCTGTAGATGTTTCTTCTGTAGTGTTCGCATCTTCTCCGTCAACTTGTTCGACAGAACTTTCGCTTGTACTCTGTTCATCCCCTTCTCCAATACTATCTAGTATGGCATCATCTGTGGTAAGTAATGTTTCTTCGTCCATAGTTTCTTCCCCTTATTGTGTTGGTGCGGCAGTTTGCATTTGTTGCATAGCTGATTGTAATGCTTGCTGCGGTGATACTCCTGATTCAATTGCTGATTGTACTTGTTGCTTTGCCTCTGGAGGTAATTGAGATAATATTTGTTGTAGTTGTTCAGGACTAGCAGTACCAATATCGTTAGGTCCTCCTTGTTGTCCTTCTGCTGGTGGTTGTTGTTGTTGTTGTCCTTGGTTTTGTTGTTCTATAGCTTGTATTAGTTCTTGCCAGTCTTCTTCTCGCATAGTTACTTCATCAAAAGCTTTCTCCATAACTTGTAACATAACTTTAAGAACTGGTCCGGGAGCTGCATTAACAAACTGTCCGAGTACTTGTCCAAACTCAAGAGCTTCTTCTTTCTTTGCAGCACTCGTTGGTTTCTTAGTAGAACCGCCAAGTACAACAAGCGATAATGTGCTAATCTCTTCTGCAGATAAGTTTTCCCACACACCTTGTGCTTCCTCTCCTATCAATTGTATTACTTGTTCAGCACTCATATGCATAAGACATAGTTGTGCTATTCCCCAATATATAGCACCAATCCAGTCTTCTATCTGATCTCCCTTTTCATCTACTCGCATATTAGCTGCTTGTTGTCCAGCTTGTACTCCTGCAGTAGTTGTATTTGTTTTAAACTGTTCGCCACGCATAACTGAGCCAACAGAAGATATACGATCAATAGCTCTGTAGTAACTTTCTTTATCAAACAATTGATTAAATTGTACAGACGGTGGGGGTATTGATCCGATAACGTCTGAGAGGCGAGTCTCTACTGGAACATTGAGTCCTCTTGCTGTTCCATCGTCACCATTTAATACTGTAGTCGCATCTTCTTGTGACAGCACATTACTGTTAAAGAATATATTGCGCCTTCCCCACCGCCTTGCTCTTCTTGTTTCATCTGTTATCTCGTTTATAGCATCTTGTTGATCAAGATAATAAGACACTTCACCTTTAGTTAGTGGTCCATTAGGACTTTCAAAGAATGTTAATGGATAGAATGGAAAGAATGTATCTAACTGATCAGGATCATCCCATACCCAAATAGGCCAAGTCCAGTCTTTAGAGTTAAACATAAGTAGTCTTCGTGTAACTTTGTCATACACTTTATATACTTTAGTCATCTTGGCTTTTTCGAATGCTATCTCATCATTAAATCCGAAAGACTTAGCTGTATCTTTGCCTTCTTCGAACACACTAAAGTTATCAGCGCTGTTGTCATCGTCATCATTCTGATCACCAATAGACATTTTCATAACATGAGTAGGCTTATATATAGAGTGATGCACATTAGACTTACCTTTGCTTGTAGCATATTTAGCTACAATAAATTCTGTAGGTAAGATGTCTTCTTCTATTACCCAGTTAGCATCTGACAAATCAATCTCTTTTGCATTAGGATCGACATGTATCTCGAATGGCGACTTGACTTTAGCAAACGGACCAGAAGGTTGTAGTATATCAATGCTTTCTTCAAGTGCTTGTATTTTACCTTCTATCTCTATTATCTTTTTAGAGTCTTTGGCTTTCTCTAGTTGTTTAGCTAGTGTAGCTAGATCATCTAGTGCTTGCTCACTTGACTCTTGTTTTTGTATGTAACCAATTTTAATCCAAGCTCTATTTGTAAGCAGACAAGTAACAACACACCGTTTAGCTTTAGGCTTTAGATTAATNCCGGGAGCAGCTTTACGACTACCTAATGCATTAACAAGTCGTTCAGTTATAGTCGCTAGTTTCTTTTTGCTTGCTACGTTAGATGTAAACTCAGCTTCAGGATTACGAGCATACAAAGCTGGAACCATTGTAGTTACATTAGCAAAGACTACATTCTCTGTTTCAGTAATATTAGAGTTAAGCTTTTGATTGCCTAGTGTATTTCCTGATGCAAACTGCTGTCTAACTCTATGTTCTAATTGATCATTCTCAAAGTAACGGATAGCTTCTGACCAAGCTTCTCGTACATCTTCTGTATGTGATTTAGCTTGTGATACTCGTGACTTCCACATCATACCAGTAGCTTTAGATACAGGAATAATACTGTCACCTATTGCTTTGTATGATGCCTCTCTTTTTCTACGAGATCGTTTTGCTGGTCGTGCGTCACCAAGAGAAGCATCTATGTTAGCATCAACTTCTGTGGGGATTTGATCTTCTGCCATTTACTTTTCCTATTTCGGTGGTCTGTTGTGTCCAATCATGGGATTTTCATTTTTACGTTGTTCACGCAATCGTAAAGTTTTTGATAATGATTCTTTTGGTGCAGCAGCAGGATTTAATCCAGCAGTTAATCTATCTTCAAGTGCTGTTAACTCTGATGCATTTCCAGATTCTCTTGCTCTTTTTGCTGCTTGTGCTGCTTCTCGTTTAAAGTTCATTAATCGTTTTCTTGCTTGAGCAATTCCTGAACTAGCTATTTCTTCTTGTGTACTTCCTTTTGGCATAATAAGTGTACGTTCAAGGTCTTCTACTTTATCAAACACACGTTTAGCCATTTGATCTACTTCTTTTAGCTTAACTTGATCTCTCGCAACATTAAGAACTTCTGCTCTATCTCTTTCTGTTGGAACTCTGCTACGCTTAATACCTTGCTCGTTTAATTGTTTTCTTATTGCTTCTACATCTTTAGTTTGTTCCTCTCCAAATAGATCATCCATCTCATCCATTGTAGTACGTTTTTGTGTAGTGACACGACTACGAGGACCAGTAACTTCTTCCATAACTTCTAGACTAAGATTTTCATTTGGAGCGTCTTCTGGAGGAATAATTTTAGGTTTATCTGGACTGCCAGTAACAGCTTCTCTAGCTTTACCAGCAGCTTCTTCTGACATTCTTATATTGTGTCCGGGAGCATCAAATATATCGTCAGGAGGAACGCCTAAATTATCTTGCAAAGTACTTTCACTTTGGCGTTTTGGTTGACTCATTAACTTCATAAGAGCTTTACGGATTTGATCTGGACTAGCCATGTCTTACATTCCTACGTTCTTCGTTTACGTCACGCTCTCCCCATTGATACCAACCAACTTTCTTAGCTTCTCGATTAACCATAAGCTTAGATATATTAGGACGATGCGATAACATATACTTAGTAGTATCCATAGCATGATCATCTTTATCTACAGGTTTATCTAACTGTTCTCCCATTGGGTTCTTCATCCAATAGTAATCAGAGATCTCACTAATCCACCATTCTAGTTTGTCTGATACATACATNTATGGTGCATTGTACTCACCAGTTATAGGATTCTGATGATTGTTCTGTGGTAACAAGTATTGATTAACTTTAACAATGCCGTTTGATATATCATTGTTGCCTCTAGTACACATGATGTTTTCTTCCATAAACATCTCACTAATAGCTTTACCTACTAACTTTTTGCCAGCACCCTTACGTCTAAATATATCTGGGTCTGCTAGTATCATGTTAGAGGCATCTACATTATACATAGAACGTATAGATTTGATAGCAGCAATGTGATTGTCTAGCGGTACTTCTTTTTCATACGCACCATCAAGTATAAAGACATTACCAAAGTTGTCACAGAATCCTAGTAAGTAACAATATGGAACTGCTAATCCATAATCATATCCTTCTAAGTATGTAATACCAGCAGTCTTAACTTGTAACTGTTTGTAATAGTTATGAATACTATGATGACTCATAACATGTACACCTTCATTAAATACAGGATACACTAAGCCTTCATACGATGCCCATTCACCTAACAAGAACCTAGATCGCATTTGTCCCTTATAAGAAGACTCAAGAGTTTTAATAAAGTCAGGCTCTAGGTTGTCCTTGTTTTCGTATGTACTGCCTTCGAATATCTCTATGATAGGTTTTGGTAGACGATTCTCAAATATCATCTTACCGTTTTCATCAGTCTCACATAAAAGCTTGTCGCTTATGTGTCCAAGTTTAAGTTCATGTATAGGTTTAACCAACTCTCTATATACCCAATTCCGAGTAGGGTTAGTAGTAAGAATAAACCAGCGAGGGCCAGTAACAGGCATATCATGGTCTGATCCATCATAAGGAGTCATACCTCTCAATCTTCCTAGTAGGTCTAAGAAATCTTTATGTACAATTTCTGGATCTTCCATCTGATCAACGATGATAGCATCGTAAGTAGCAGACAGTAAGTTAGATGTAGTAGCTTCGTTACCTAACTTGCCTTGCTGTGCTATGTACCGAAAGTTTATTGTTGTGCCATTCTTTAGTGTGCAAGTGTTAGATGCATTAGCACTTTTAGGAAAACTTTCTACCCAATCACTAGGCAACCACTTTAAAACTCTTTGCGTAGAGTATCATTAAGCTTGGGGTAAGTAGAACGAGCCATAAGAATATTAGCACCCGGATAGTCTTTAGCGATGCGGATGCACTTAATACATGCAGCAGATGTCTTGCCATTAGCAAAGCCACCTCCATACAATTGTACTTTAGCTTTAGAATTTAGGAATCTATCTTGAAGACTATCTCTTTGTAATTTAAATGTTGGCACTTAACATTTCCATTTCTTAAGTGACAAAGATAATCTGTCTTTACCAGTATTGTTACTAGGCTTCTGTCGCTTTCTCATGCCTTTCATTCTAGCACAGAATGATTTCTTTCTTGATCCACCTTCAGGTTGTGGAGCTTT